TGCTCATGCGCTTATCTCCATTACCGTAATTGTAGATATGCCTCGATAGTTGGCGGCGCCAGCTGCACGGTTTAGATAAAAAGTCCACAACGAGCCCGGCACGGCTGTTTGTGCGCTGTAAGTAAGGGCGCTAGTAGACGCGGGGCTATCCAAAAATACCATTGTGCAATTTTGTGGCCGAGCGTTTGTTGGGCTGTCTTGAAATAGTGTTCCGTCTGTTCCGCCACCAATGGCGCTACCGCCTCGAGCTAAACGTAATTGGATAATTTCGTTATTGGCTGAAATGTCACAATTTACGGTAGCAATAACTAAAACTTTGTTTGTTGTTGCGCTTGGTGTAATGCTGGCCGTTAATCCTGTTATGTCTGTGTAACTTGCGGAAGTAGTTGTAAAAGTTGAGGCCGTAACGGTGGTGCTAACTACTTGCAGCACTCGAAAGGCGCCGCGCAAATCGTTTAATTGTGCAGCCGTAAGTACGTTGCCGCTAACAAACGCGGCGGGCAAGGTGGTAGGGGTAGCCATGTTGTTACTTTATCCTAAAACGGGTTGAGGGTCGGTTATTCCTAAAATTCCGTAAACGGCGTCGTTCAAAATAAATTCGTACACAATCGTTGTGGGGCTGGTACTGATTAAAACGCTATGCCCGGTAGCAAAATTTAGGCGGTGCTCTATGCCCTCTATGGCTAGCTCTTGAGCTAGCTCGCTGGTAGTTGTGCCTGTTTGAAATGTCTTTTCTATGGTGATGGTGTCGCCAATCTCAAGGGTGGCTACCGTGTCGCGTTGGCCGCTTGTAAGCAACGTAAACGACGTTTCAACCGACGTATAGCGGGCCTCGGGTTGGCCGTTTAAGAGGTAGTCGGCGGCGTCGTCTATGGCTGTTTGCTCATGTAAAAGGCTGTTGCCAATGTTGTTGGTTTGTATAAAGTACGTGGCAATGCTGCCAGCGTCGGTAGCGGTAGCGGTTTTGTCGTCGAGGGCGGTTACTACGGCTCGGTTTATTACTTGGTCGGCTTCAAACGATATGCCTACGCCCGTAAATTTAAGGGTGCCGGGTGTTCCGTCGTCGTGGAAGTCCGCCGAGCTGCCGGCAAGGGTGTTGCCGATACGGTTTTGAAAAGTTAGAACGCCCTCTCGAGACATAAAGAGCCGCCCAAATTCGGCTGTGTCGTTTATTTGGGTTAGGTAGTTAAGTACGTTGGTGCCGGCTGGCACGGTGTAGGCGGCGTCATGGCCGAGGTTTACGGTGCCGGTAGCAATGTTTCGGGCCGCTAGCGGAAACGCTACCTCGGGTAAATCTAAAACGGTTTCTATCCGTTCGCCCGACGTTTCGGCGGTTACGTTGAGCTCGTCTAAAACGGTTTGGCTTAGCAAATAAAATTGGTCGGCGCAATAAACCTCTACCGTGTCAGTACCGCCAAGCGCAAAATTGTAGTCGTAGTTGACTACGTAGCCGTTAAAAATATATTGCGGTGTGTTGGTGCTGTCGTAACGTAGTAGCCGTACCTCGCGCATTGGGGCTAGTCCCGGTAAAGCTTGCGCCGTGTCATAAAATGGGCTATCCGTGTTAAACGGGTTAAATACGCCGCCCGCGAGCGTGTCGTCGAGCGTAAAGGTCATGGTGCCAGCGCCGAACGTGTCGCCTTGGTCGCGGCGTCCACGGCGTACGTTGACGTTTAGCGCGCCGTCTAAAATGCTTGCAAATTCGGTAGTTCCGTCTAACACGTATTCGGTGCTTCCAATTACTCCGCGCGTTGCGTCGTCGAGTGTAAACGCGTCAATTAAAAAGCCTGTCGCTATTTGTAGGTCATAGTTGCCCGATTGGACTACAGCTACAGCCATGTTATGCCACGTTTAGTTGTAGCGGGCCAGCGGTACGCGAATACGCCCGCAATGCGTTAACCACGCTTTGCCCTATTTCGGCGCTGGTAGATAGTCCGCCCGCCACGTTAATTGTTACGCCGCTACCACCCATGTTGCCCATTTGCGATAATGGGATAACAGCCTCGGGGCCTGCTTCGCCAATCATGGCAAGCGTTGGCCCGGTCACTATTCCGCCGTCCGCCATTTTAGGTATCGAGCTGCTAATACTGGAAACAATACGGTTAACACGCTCGGTTACGGTTACGTCAATGTTGACCGTGCGTTTAAGTTTTGCGGCGATTGCGTCCATTTTGGCCATAAGTTGTGGCGTTAATTTGGTTAGCTCTGCCTCAAGCCCGTTAACAATAAAGGTTGCTTGGTCTACACCGGCTTGGTACCACTTATTGGCGGCTTGTAGTCCCACCTTGTCGGCCGCGTTTTGTGCGGCCTCTACAAGCGCGTTAGTTTCGTCTATAGCCGCTTTACCGCCCTTAACAAGCTCGTTGGCTATCTCGGCGCCAGCAACCGCGCCAGCGTCCATAACGTAACCCAATGCGTCTTGCGATAAACCCATTTCTAACGCTTTGCCAAGGTTGGTGGAATACTCGACGACGCCCCGCACTTGGTCACGTAGCGAATCTAAAAAGCCTTTAAAACTAAAGTCACCCGACTCGAGCGCGGCGTTAAAGTCAAGCGCACCCTTAACGGCGTCGCTTACCTTGGTAGCAAAATCGTTAAATTCGCCTTGCGCTTCGGCAAGCTTATCTTTCGCTGTATCTACAGCCTCGGTAAGTTTTTCTTTAAGCGCCTCGGCAAAACTCTCCACCTCTTTTTTAGCGCCGCCTACTTTCTTTTCTGTCTCGTCAAACTTTTGGTTAAATATGCCGGCAGCGTCCGCTACGCGCATTTGCTGTTGAGCCGACAAACCAAGCGCCTTGTTGTAAGCGCCCGTTTCTTGCTCGGCGTCAAAATAGCCCGAGCCAATAGCCTGCAAGCCGTTAACAAACGCCGAAATAGGGTTAATAAGCTCGCCAATTAACTTGCCGAATTTGCCAACCTTTACCGTGGCGTTGGTTGCCGGGGTAGGCATGGCGCTAAACGCGTCGTTAATTTTTACTAGGCCGTTAGCAAAATCAGTTGCCGCTGGCAATAGTTGTTGGCCTAGTTGTATTTGGAAGTTTTTAAACAGGGCGCTAAGGGTGCGCTGCTTGTTAGCGAGGTTGTCGGCTGTCCTAGCAAAGTCGCCTTGCGCGTCGCCTGTCTGTTTGTAAATAGCGGATTGTGCCGCCAAAATCTTTTGTTGAGCTGTTAACGCACCGCTGCCCTTGTATATGCCCAATTCCATTGCCTCGGCTTTTAAGGTGGCGTCGTTAAGCAATACACCAAAACGGCGTAGAGGCTCTGCCTCACCACGTAGGGCCGCGCCAATGGCCTGTACGGCCTCCTCGGGCGTTGTGTTGTTAAACGAGGCTAGGTCAGTAGACAGCGTTACAAAATCGGTTGTAAACGTGCTTAAATCCTCGCCAGCGAGCCCGGCAGCTTTACCGAACGTGCCGAAAGCACCGGCAGCGTCAAGTACCGATTGCTTAGACTGTCCAAGCTCTCGAGCGGCAGTATTGGCAAAGTCTTTAACGCTCTTAGACGCCCGCCCAAAAATTACGTTTACCTTGCTTGTTGCCTCTTCAAAGTCTGAGGCCGCTCGAATAGCCGGGGCAATAACTTGAGTAATGGTTCCGATAGCGGCGGCAGCTGGCAGCAATGCGCGCTGCAAAATAAAGCCTGCTTTTTGCGTTGTTGTTGTAAGGCTTTTAAATTCGCGTTGAGCGTCGGCAACACCCTTGCCGCTAAAACTTGTTAAAATCGGTATGTTAATTGCCACGGGATACCACCAAATTACGGTTTGCAATAAACGCCGTGTTGCGTACTCCGCTAATGCCAGCGCCCGCGTGGTCATAGATAGCACCCGCAAAACTCTTTTGTTGTATCACCATTAGACGGTATGGCTTGGCGCCGTACACAACTTGCCGGGTGTAGCCGCCTTGGTCAAAATCTACGTAGCGCTCTTTAGTTGCTCGTACACCTACGCGCACGTTAAAGCCGCCTTGCACCTCAGATACGTTCCAAGCCGCCTCACGGCCACGGATTAGCGAGCCTCGACGCATACCGGATAGCGGGGCGCCGTTGCTACGCGATTGTGTAGAAACCATGCTTCGGGCCTCTTGCACAATTTGGTTTCCAACGGTTTTAATGTCTTTAGTTACT